GCCAGCCCTGTGCGCCTTCGTAGAGCGTCAAGCCTTTGCTCCATTCGTCGGCAAACTCCAGCGCCTCGTCAATTGTCATTGCCAGTTTCATCTGCGTTCCTCACACATAACTCCACGGTTAAACCGCTTCGCTTGGACGGTCGGAAAGCCGCCCGCCATTTACCTCGGCGTTATGGGGCATGGCTCGCTGCCAGCGCAATTCGAGCGCACCAACCAACGGAAGCCGAACGTATGCGCCATTCCACAGCTTCCCGGCGCTCGGCTTCCATCCTTCCGGCTTGCTCCAGTACAGCGCCCACAGCCACGTTATCGAGCTTGGCGGGTGGTATGCCGCGAGGCACGCCGATGTTTTTGAAGTGCGTCCATTGCCATGCACCCAGTTGAAGCCGATCTTGAAGCCGTTGTTGAATTCAACGCTTCTTCCAAAAAATGTGTTTATGTACATCTGCCACCCCTTCGTAAAAGCCACATAACATTCCGGTCAAACCGCTTCGCTTGGACGTGCCGCAAGCGGCACGCCATTTACCTCGGCGTTAGATTTCATATGCGCCAGCCATCCAGCCCTATACCAAATCCGTTGCGAATAAGTCTCGAATTGCGGGTTCGCAAAACTCTTTTTTAGCGCTGCATCCACCCCCATTCGATACGATTTCATTTCCCCACTGGTTAGCGAATGCGGCGGCGATACCCTCAAAGGTTCGGCTTCGTTCTTTCCAACGATCTTCGCTTGGCCCGAGTTTGTTTTGACCGCTTGGCGTCTGGTTTCCATAGATTCGCTTCGCCTTTTTTGTTCCGTTACAGTTCGGGCAGGAATATTTGTCATCGTTCGGCACTGGTATCCCGCAGCAGTACAGCACACCTGTAATGATGTTCGTCGGTTTGAGCAGCGGTAGTCCTTTGAGCCAAAGACAGGTGGCCTTGCTCGCGTCCTCACCGAACATCCACGGCTGAATTATTTGGTCCGGTTTTCGAATGCGCGAACTGATGCACGAAACAGGGTTTTCGACTGCAATGCGAGGTATCGGCGCGTCCATTAGTAGCCGCACAAAATCAAGCGCATCTTCGGTTAGCTCTGCGCGTGGTCTACCATCGACCATTACCCCACGCTTGTTCCAGTGCAGGCCACTTACTGCCAAATACGTGCACGGCGGGTGAGCAATCATAAGGTCGAAGCGCTGGTCGTTTATGAGGTCGAAACAATCGCCTTGGTAGTGGTATGGGCTGTTGTCTTCTGCTGGCTCAAAGTCCGCTGAAATAACATCGTGCCCAAGCGCAGCAAACGCCCTGCGGGTTCTTCCGCTGTACTCACATGCGATCAGTATTTTCATTCTGTCTCCGCTTCATGGCTTAAACCTAACTCTTCAGTCGAGGCGACCTGCGCAAGCGCAGCCGCCTCACTTCGGGCGTTAGGCGTCCAAAGGCACGCGCCTCGGAGCGCTTCTGCAATGGCGTCGTCTAGGCTCTTGCCGCCAGAGTCGGCCCACCATCCGTCATATGCGTAGCACCCGCGAGGGTCGCGCACACGGATGTACCAGCGCGAGTGTGGACCGTCGCGCATCAGGTCTAGATCGTAGCCCTTGTAGCGGCCTTGGAACTCGTGGGTTTCGCGCACCAGCGTCTGCACGCGAGGACGCCTAACCCTGCGGTCGAGCCGACTGCCCACGGCTGGCGGCGCCGTGCCGTTGTCCTGCATTGTCTTGGCCGTGGTCATCGGCTCACCTCCACGTTATATGTACTCACGGCTCGAATCCCGGCCTGAGCGTGTAGTCGTTCGGAACGACCTTCCAATACCGTGTAGCGTTCTCTGGGAATCCGCTGTTTATCGCGTCAACCACTTTCTTTGCGTGAGCCTCGGTCATCTGTGGCAAAGATACAAATCGCTCATCAGGGTAATCGCCGCCAAAGTTGTCGGTTTCAACTATCTTTGCCATTTTGTTTCTCCTTGTGGCACACATAACATCGCGGTCAAACCGCTTCGCTTGGACGGTCGTCATTTCGCACCGCCTTTCAGTTCAGTGTTATGCAACATATCCGCCGCAATCAGGTTCCGCAGTCGCTGAATGTCCATGTTATTTTCTCCGTGGTTACGCCGGGGCTAACCCGGCAGTCGAAAAGGACGGTGTGCAAGCGCCAGCGCCAGACCCTTGGATTGCACTACCCAACACAGCGGTATTCATGCACTGCTCTTGCGGTACGTTCCAGTTTGCCATTTCATTGCTCCTTGTTTGCATCATCCACCCACCTCCACAGGTACCGAGTGCGGTACCGTTCTTTGCCAGTTCCGTACTGGCGTTTCATCTCAACCATACCATCACGCAGCAGGCGTCGCAGGACGTAGGTCACCGACCCTTTGGTCAGGTGCAGCGCCTTGCAAAGCTCAGTGCCGGTCATCCAGTCCTTACCCTTCATCGCCGCTTCAAACTTGCGGCGTGTGGCAGCAACGCTGGGCGGCGACTTGGGTGGTAGCGGTATGGACTTGGCCTCAACCGGGCGGCTCTCGATCTCGCGCTCCAGTGCAGGGGGCGGGATGTCGTTGCATACCGGACTGCCGGACATGGCAGAGCCCTTGACGAGTCGACCGCCTATGACTGGTGCCGGACGCATGGAGAAAAGGGCTGTCAGGTTCAGCACGTCAGTTCCTCCGGAATTTCAACTTCGTCACCAAACTTGCTTGCGACATAGCACCGCATGGCGGCGATCAGGGGTGTGGGGCCGAATTGGTCTTCGACTCCTTGCTTGAATGTAGCTACTGCCACCCATGTTTCCATATCTTCGCAAGGCGAGATTGTAATGCTCTCCCGCTCAATGATCGGGCCGCCTTGGGACCAATCAGCAGAAGGATTGAATACGCAAATCGTTTCGTCTTCGTCAGTGAGCGCATCTTTCGTCCATGCCCAGACGGCGCCACCGAGAAGATTGTCAACGGTCAGCCCTTTTGCTTTTGCCACTGCCCAATCAAGGGCGGGGCCAATAAGTTCTGATGTTTTCATACCATCACCTCCGTACGCAGCACCTTCGGTGCCGCTGAGTATTTGAACGTGCTGTCTACAGCACATGCGGCGATGCCGCGCTGGATGAGGTACTTCTTCGCACGAAGCAGCCGTATGCCTTGTTTCTTTGCCGCACGCTCGGTGGCGAGGGGCCAGTGGTTCGGGATCAGAATCATCTCAGCACCTCTCCGTTGTCAGGAATGCAACGCCCCCGTACTGCTCATTTACCAAGTCTTCGATACCGTGCTCGACGTTGAGCTTTTCGTCTACGGTCAAGCTGCATTCCTCTCGGACAAACTGCTCGGCTTCTTCGAGCGAGCCTGCGGAACAGATGCCGAAGTCAGCACTGCCGTCGCGGCGGTAGATACAGAAGTTGAAGATCATTTTCCATTCTCCTTCGGCAAGCGCGTATCAACGGGCCTGCACAAATGCATCGAGTTGTTTATCCACATGCCGCCGTGGGTGAGACACGACACCCACGTTTCTTCGAGGCGTTCCTTCAGCGTGGCTTCGCGCACCACGGACTCGGACAGGACTTCCGTGTTCAGTACGAACAACCCGCCAAGCAGCAGGGTGACGATGATCGCCGCCGATTTCACGCTGCCCCAGAAGTTTCGGGTGAGGTCGTTGATGTAGTCGTGCTTGGTACGCATACCTCGCAGGGCGTGGCGGCGCTTGATGCGGTACATGGTGGTCATGTCATCTCCGGAAAAGATGCAGGCTTCTCACCCGCTCGGCGCTTACTAGGCGCTGGTTCAGTCGCTGTCAGGGCGTCCGTGAAGACCCTTGTTATCAGCCGCCAACCGTGTCTCTATTTATTTACAAATGTAGCTTACAAGTTAGCAGGCTGTCAATGACCGGTGCTCAGTACTCCGAAGGCAGCATCACGATCCACAGGTCGTCCTGACGAACCACGAACAGCGTCATTTCGTCGAACGGGAAGTCGCTGTAGAGGATGGTTTGGGTTGCATGGGCGTTGTCGTTCCCGTCCTCCAGTCTAAACTCCCACGCCTCCCCATCCTTGGCGAGCTTCGCCACGGCGAATGTGTCGTCCACCTTCGGAAGATAGGACGCGATCACGTCCATCAACCAGTACGCCCCCGCTTTATCAGCAAGGTATTTGCCCCCATCCGTGAGCAAGACGTTGGGAGCCAGAATGTTGAAGTGGTGGTAGGCTTCGGTGCCCGTGAATTGGGCGAGGTCGTATTTGGTCAGCATGTCAGTACCCCCATTGGGCCAGTTTGAACGCGTCCACTTCGTCGATGATCTGTTCGCAGCGCACCGGGTCTTTCATCCCTTCGAGGAACGTCTCGGCGTCGATACGGCCATCGCCGAGCATCTTGATGAAGTCCTCGGTGTTCCAAAGACCGTTATGCTTTACGAGCTTTTCCATCTGGATGAACGAGGTCTCCGCGTACGCCTTGCTGCCGGTCTGTTCGAGCTGCTCCAACAGGGCAAACACTACCTCTCGCGGGGCCGGGTACCCCACTCGCAGCGGCAAGGGCTGCTGCTTAGAAACCGTATTCTTCCCACCAGTTTTCGTAGTCTTGGCGGAAGTCAGCGTCTTTACCGGGGCACGTTTGACCGTCGTGCCCCCCTGCTTTCCCATATGGTTGGTCGTCCAACTTGACTTGTGGTAGCTGGGATAGTCAGGCTTCGGCAGGTACTTGTGAGCGTCCCATGCGTACTGGTTGGAGAACCAAGCCCCGGCGTATTCGGTGCCGGTGTGCTTGTTGAACGTGGCGATCTGCCCCTTGTGGTCCATGATGACAAAGCGGTTGCCTGTGCCGATGTGGGATTCGATGACCTTCTGGAATACCGGGCTGAACACCAACTCTGGGTTAGCTTGGATCAGCGGGCGCAGGTAATCCTCGATGTACCAGTATGTATCGCTCCGGGCTTTGTCCTTGGCGTTGCCGGTGTGCAGCACGCCGTTATGCATCAGGAGCATCGGGTGCTCGTGCTCCTCGTCGAAGCCGAACACAGGGTAGGGGTGTGTGTTATCGGGGCGCGTCTCGCCATGCGTGGTGAGTCTGAAGTGGGCGGCGCAGGTCCTGCCCTTGGTGTGCTCGCGATAGAACGCGATGGCGTCCTCGGCCTTGGAGAAGATAGCCTTGACGTAGTGCAGCTTGTCGTCCTCGGCCCACATGACGCCCACGCCGTCGCTGTTGCGGGTATAGACACCACGGAGGAGGTCATCGGGCAGATCAACGTCAGGGGTTTGGGTGAGAAGAAGGCACATGGGGTACTCCTTGTTAAGTGTTGGCGCGAGCTTTACGCTCCGCGATTTGTTCTTCGTACGCGGCGTAGAACCTATCCGTGGAAAAATTCGGGTTATCCGCAGCAAACTCCTGTGCGAAATAGTCCACTCCACGGCAGGCGTATGGCGTATCTTCTTCGAGCCGCGCCAGTACACGGACTACGGTGGCGTAGTGCTTCTTGGAAAATGCAGGCATGACTGCTCCTTTCTAGGCGGCGTCCATCGGGAAGCCGCTCATGTACTCGTGTCCATTGGTGCCGTAGCGCATCCCTCGCCAACGGTGCGTCCCATCGGGCTGTTGCCCGCATTCGTAGAACACCACCGTATCGAACTGCAGCGCCAGAACCATCCAGTACGCTACAGCCTTGGGGTCTTTCGCGTTACGCAGCCACTTGTCCAGTGCCTCCGAACCAGTGAGGATGATGCTGTCTGGCCAGAACTCAAGCTGTGCCGCTACAAGTGCGTCGTGCGTTGACATATCGACTCCTCGAAAAAGTGTGGGCCCGTTACTTTCAGTGTTTCCCCCAACATAGAACGGTTTCCTGAAGAACAGGGGTAGCCGTGGCTACTTACTGACGGGCGGCAAGGCCGATCAGGGCAGCGCCATCGGCACGACGACGCTTGATGACGTACTCGATGCCGAACTCGTCGAGGATGTCCTTGATGTCGTCGGAATCGAGGCCGGTCTTCTGCTCCAGCTCGTCGACCGAACGCAGCGTGTAACGCGGGTCGGCCAGATGCACCATGATGTTGTCGATGTCTCTGACAGTCTGGACTTCCGGGGCGCGATCCGCCGGGGCACCACCACGACCGGCGAGGAATTCGGCGGCTTCGGCAGCGGTGTTGAAGGTAAGGGTGATGGTAACGTTTTGCATCTCGATCTCCTGATCATGGGTTTATGGACTGCATCGCCACGGATTCCCGTATGGTCGTGCAGGTGCTACGGTGTTAGCAGGTATCAGGCAGCCAGCATGTACAGGCTGTCCAGATTCGGGCGCTGCCGGGGCGGCGGATTCTCGGTCTCGTCACACGGAGGCATGAACGGCCCGACCAGTACTGGCGCTTTCGGGTTCTCACGACTGACGAACACGTCGTACCCACGGCGCAGCAGGTACTCGCGCAGGTTCTTCGTCTCGTGGCGCATGTCCACCTCCGAGATGAAGTCGAGGAACGCCTCGGTACCATGGACCGGGCGCGAGTCCCGGGTGAAATACCACGAGGCCACGGCAAACTCCAGACAGGCGAGCACCGTCTCGGTAATGAGAGACCCACGGAATACGCGAATCTCAACCGATCTGGGGGCGTTGTGCCAGTTGACCATCTCATAGCGCGAGTCGTTGATCGAGCGCAGTACATCACGCATACTGTACCCTCGCAGCATCTCGGATATGCGATACTGCCGAGATGCCGGGGTCTGGTACTTGTCCGGCACTGAGGTTACATGCGGGGACGTGTAACGCCGGGCGACACACTCGATCAGCTTGCGGTTATGGGTCGCGTGATAAAACTGCGTCAGCCGCATGGCATGCGTCAGCGTCTCGGGTATGTCCAGATGTACATGCAGGCCACACCTTCCACCATCGTGGGACGTGACCATTCCCCGGTACGGCTGCCCGTCGAGCAAGGCGTGAATAGCAGCCCGGTGATTTTCCATCGCGCCATAGCCCGACACCATCTCGAACCACACGCTCGCGTCATCTTCAAACGTGGCGTACTTCTGGCCGTTGATGTTGAACGGTGCAAGCGCCGCAGCCATCCGGCGGGCTATGTCCTGCTTGCCAAGGGCGGTGTTGTCGTGCTCGGAAAACTCCAGTTCATAGCCCACCTTAAGAGCCTTGGCGGGTAGCGGCTTACCTGTAAGCAAGGGCAGCGGTTGGGTGTGGACGTTCTTGCTGCTGTGGTACGCGCCGATGACTGGTGGCGGCGCATAGGTGTACCGCGTACCATCTTCGTGAATGTAGGTCTGAGAGACCTTCCACCACACGGTACGCCCGTCCCGGCTCGTGGCTTGTGTCAGGACACAGTCGTTGATGTTTCGGGTCAGGCAGTGCTGACAGATGGGGGTGCTGGACTCCCCGACTGTCACGGCATCTTCACGGCGCATCCAGTGATTGCAACCGTAGTGCCGCCCACGGAAATGCCCGGCCTCGGTCATGGTGGAGTAGATGTAGTCGTTTGCGCTGTCCTTGGTATAGGAGGACCCCGCCGGGAGGGATCCCGTGAAGAAACTGACGTATGCGTACGCCGCATCAGCGGTAGCCGGGGTAATACCCTCTTGTGCCGCCTTGGCCTTGCGAAAGATGCGGACCAGTGCAGCCCTGAGCTGCCCCACCAACCAGTTCTGCCGACTGACAGCAGCGTACGTCTCCCTGCGCGGATTGCGCCCATACTGACGCACGACGCGGTTGTACCCACGGGTATCCCGCAGGTTGTCGGCGTACCGCTGCTTGGCGTCGGCGAAGCGATTGCCATTGTACAGGCGCTGCCAATCCGGGGACATGACCGAGCGTGCCCGAAGGGCGAAGCCATACGCCGTCGTGCCGGGGGTGCCAAGTTCTGCAAGGACGACCCGGTTCCTGAGCTGGTGCTTGTGGATGGTAAACGACATCCCGGGGTAACGGGAGACATCATGATTGCGGCGGAACAGGTGCCGCACGATCCAGTAGTTCTCATGATGCAGGTGTGGCTTGATGAGCTGGACATAGCAGCAATGGTTTGATGGTATCGTTGTCGGGTGTCGCTGGCTGGCGATATGAACGAACGCCACTTGTCCAGCTTTGAGCGAGCGCGAGGCATCCACCACGTTCCGGGCAATCCAATTCTTGGCGAACAGTGCCGTGAAGTAAGCGCGACGAGGGGTGTGGATCGTGTCGCCGTCCGCAAGGCCTAGCACGTCGTTGATTTTGGTTTTCGCGGTTTGGTCGCGGAACCAGAGTTGGGAGAGTTGGTTGTACCCATAGAGCGAGGGCGCGTACAGCCGCGCCAACTCGGAGGGTTGCAGGATTTGGTCTTGGATGAACTCGATCATGACTGCTGCGCTCCTTTACAAGTTAGCAGTTAACAACGAGGCGCCGAGGCGAGCGGTACTTAACAACCACCGGCTTAACAAACAGAAAGCGGCCAGTCGAAGCGCACCATGCCCGGTAGTTTGGGACGAGGAAGACGTCATTGTAAAGCGGGGACGTGTTAAGCCCATTGTGTTTTTGGTTGATCATGTTAAGTCCTTTACATGTTAGCAGAGACAGCAGGACTTTACAACGTCCTGAAAGTGGGCGTCGCCCACGTGCGGGGTCTGGGCCAAAATCATGGCCATGTAATGCCTGTTAAGTGCCATTTGTTAAGTCTCCACAGTGAAAAAGACAAACAGTTAGACAAGTATTTAGACAACGCCTAAAAAGACAACCCTTGTGCCACAAGGGATTCCAAGCATTTAGACATTTAGACAGATTTTGGAAGGATATGAATCGTGTTAGGCAAAATACCACGTGTAAAGCCAACACCCCAAAATCCATACTGTAAAGTATGTTTTTCACTTTACAAAACAGGGCTTATTACTTTTTTACATCTATTTATCTAAATATAAAGAAAAGTAAAGCCTCTAACCCTTGGTACCACTGGGTTTCGACCTTTTAGACAACGTATTTTTTTTTGTCTAACAATTTGTCTTTTGTCTTTTTGCCCATGGCGCTTTACACCAAGCCCTATTTGTTAAGTCTTGGTGTAAAGCGGGGAGGGTTTCCCCTCCCTGTAAAGCCGTGGATGTTAAGCCTCGACGACGGCGTACTCTTCCGCGTTGATCGCGGCGAGCAACTTGGTGGCGATGTCGTGCATGCCGGTGTCGCCCGCTTCCTTGGATTCCTTGTCGAGCTTGGCCAGATACTTGCGCAGTCCTTCGAGTTTGGCGGCGCCGTCCCAGATGTTCTCGGGCTTGTTCGATTCCGTGGCGAGTTCATACCACGGCGCGGCATTGGCGAGTTCGGCTTCCACGTCAGACGTGGCCATGCTGCCTTGCATTTCCTTCTGGCGCTTGTCAGAAAGCACGGGCTTGCCGTCCTTGAAGTGAATGCACGCGTTCAGCGACAGCCAGTGCGCCATGGCCTTGCGGTTCGTTCCGTTGCTCACGGCGTCGAAAAGGCGGATTGCGGGGTCTGTGTTGCGATCCTCGAAGGCGAACAGGGCACACTCGACGAGCGCGGTTTGAATGTCGGCGTTTTGCGCGGCAGAACGGCCCTTGATGGACTTGATCAGTTTGTTGATGCGGGAAGCGTTGCGCATGATTTTCTCCATTTGATGTACATGAAAAAGGGCGCTAGACAACGCCCTTTCAGATGTGGCCGGTTTGCCAGACCGGCCTGTAGCGCCATGCGCGTATAGCGTTTAGGCACTACCATCTAATCCGCACGACATGAACCGCCCCCGGAAGTTAGGGAAAGGATTGCGCCCCGCGCATCCCTAGCGAGCCGAGAAAGCCACGCGTACCAGCCAGTCTTGGACGTAATTGTCCCCTGTCGCACGTGACACCGGTTAGGGCAGGACGTGCGCGATACGCGATTTTCCGGCGACTCAGACGGATTCCTCCCCGAGCCTCTTTCGCAACGCGTGGGAAACGCTACACCACGCGGCAGGGTACTATTTGGCGTCGCATCCGGTGCGCTGGCCCCCTGCACCTATGGCGCCCCGTCAAACACGGGAGGGGGTGGGGCAGATGGACAGGGGGGCGTGCTGGCTGCTGCTTTACCCCCGTCACGCACATTTTTCCCCAATTTTCGAGTTACGTAACATTAGTAACACTGCCCGGAAAAATTTCCCAGTTCCTCTCCCTTTATGTAACATACGTAACATGACCCCCGCCCTCCTGCAAAACGCCCTAGCCCTGTATGGCCTGACCGAAGACCCGCTGCTCATGGACTCGATCCGGGTGCTGACATCGCGTGACCAACCCCACGAGTTGACCGTGGCGGCAACCGAGAACATCCGGGCTTGCACCCGTGCCTACTTGATTCTTTACGGTAACAGTGATAAACACCCACTTCATGGAAAACTCACTCATACCGACCACGACGGCGGTCTCTGACGAGGAAGCGATAAAGCAGGCACTGGAGCAGGCCCGGGTGCAGGCGGTGGCCAACCTTGCGTTCGCTCAGGAAGAGATGGGCCGACGGATTCTGGAGCCAACCCTGAACACCAAGACCCTGCTGGACTTGGCAGAACACGCGTACAAGGTCAGTGGCATGGCGGCGAAGCAGAAGGAGCAGGAAGCTCCGAACGACCGCTTCGTGTTCAACATCAACTTCAGTGGCAGCAAGCTGACCGTGGAGTCTTCGCCCATCCACAACGAGCCCATAGATGTAACCCCCAGCCCCATGGATGCCGTGCGCGAAGCCCTTGCCGACGCCGACACGCTCCTGAACCCACCTGCTTACCTGTTGGCAGACGTGGCGGGCAACCTTTCCAACCTGCAGATCGAAGCCTGATGGACACGATAACGGACTACAACCCGCCCCCGACCGGGGAGTTGTTCATGAAATCGGATGCCCCCGTCAGGCTCATAATGGGCCCTGTGGGCTGCCTTTCTGCCGACAGCCTGATCGTCACAGAGTTCGGGGCAATCCCCATTGCTGACATAGATCGGCCAATGCGCGTTCTATCGTGGAACGAGAAGACATGTCGATTCCAGCTTTCGTGGTGTGGCGGCTCGTTCCCAAAAGGTATGGACTATCTGTACCGAGTTTCAACGCCAGAAGGAGCGTTTGATGCAGCCGGGGCACACCTGCTCTTATGCGCTGATGGTGTGTATCGACGTGTATCAGAGCTTCAGGTTGGCGATGTCGTAGCAGCATGTTCTGGTAGCCTTCTTCGGACCACCGGGGAACTCGCCCGCGAAGCGTCACTTCGAGATGTTCCGAGTTCGATGAAAAGACTCGTAAATTATCTGGGTGGTTATGCAGCGTCAGTCCGTCGATATGGTCAACTACTTCGGACGGGAGTAGATAGCGCCCAAGTTTTTGTTCCAGCACCAGTCGGTGCTCAAAGATTCTCGGGATGTTTTTTCCCGGAAGTAGACGGCCGTACGGGTGCCCCGGAGGTGCTGACACGTAAGCGTACCCGCTCTGAGTTATTCGACGCCCTCCTGCGTAGGACGCGTTTCGCGCCCCTGTTGGGGAGTGCCCCGGAAGACGTGGGAGGTCGAGGCGTTTCAGTATCTTGCGCACCCGACGTGGTGAAATCCCGAGGGCTTCTGCAATCTCTGTGGAACTGGTGTTCCCGTCTGCAAGTTCAGCTACAGCGCGGTCTACGGCAATCGTTTCCGGGGTTCTCGGCATTTTTTAGGGCCCCTAGTGGTAGATTGGATACATCCAACAGGACCATTATAGCGCTAACACGTAAGCAGGTGCAAGAAACTTATTACGATATCCAAGTGGCTGAAACGCACAACTATGTCACGGTGGACGGAGCGATCCACCACAACTCCGGCAAATCGACCGTGTGCGTGACGGAAGTGTTCCGCCGCTGCGCGGAGATTCCGAAGTGCAAGGACGGGTACCGCAGGTCGCGGTGGGCCATTGTGCGAAACACCTTGCCTCAGTTGAAAAGCACCACGCTGAAGACGTGGAACCAGTGGTTTCCCCCGGGCGTGGCGGGTATCTGGCGGGAGTCTGAGAAGACTTTTTTGCTGCAGGTCGGGGATATTAAGGCGGAAATCCTGTTCCTGCCTCTGGATACGCCTGACGACGCGCAGCGCCTGCTGTCACTGGAGTTGACCGGAGTATTCTTCAATGAGACCCGGGAAGTCCACCCGGACCTGATTATTGCCGCCCGAAGCCGTCTGGGGCGGTACCCGAGCAAGGCCATGCTGCCGAAAAACGTCACGTACTGGCACGGCATGATCATGGACACCAACCCGCCCAGTAAGGACTCGTGGTTGTTTGAGCAGTTCGAGGTGAACAAGCCGGAAGGGTGGGTGATCTTCAAGCAGCCGGGGGGGATGGACCCGAAGGCCGAAAACAGGGAGAACCTGCCGCCTACGTATTACGAAGACATGATGAACGGCGCGACCGAAGACTGGATCGACGTGCATGTCCACGGGAAGTATGGGCGCAGCCTTGATGGTAGGGCGGTGTACGAGAAGAGTTTCAAGCGGGACTTCCATGTGGTGGAGACCCCGCTGCGGGCGATCAACAGCATGAACCACAACATACTGATCGGTATGGACTTCGGGCGGACGCCAGCCTCCGTGATCGGGCAGCGGGATGTACTCGGTGGGCTGAATGTCTTGGATAGCCTGTATGTGGAGAACGTTGGCCTGAAGAAGTTCCTGCGCGAGCACCTGAAGCCCCTGCTGACGGAGAAGTTCCCGTACGGGCGGTATCTGGTCATCGGCGACCCGGCAGGCTGGGCTAAAAGCCAGCTCTCGGAAGAGAATGCGTTCGATATCCTGAAAGCCGAGGGGTTTGCGGCGGTGCCTGCGCCGACCAACGACCCGGACAAGCGGATTGCCGCTGTGGAGGGGTTCCTGAGCCAGCAGGTCAATGGCCGGGCGGCGCTGCGGTTCAGCCCGGAGTCCACGTCAGAAGGCATGAAGCACCTCATCATGGGACTGGACGGTGGGTACAAGTACAAGCGCAAGAAGGACGGGAGCTACGAGACCTCTCCGGCCAAGGACCAGTACAGCCATGACAACGATGGCCTGCAGTACCTGTGTCTGGGGGCGAACCTGTCCGGTGGTGCCTTGATGGGGCAGAAACGACGCGAAGTCACCCTAGCCTCCGCTGCCGGCTGGACTTGACCAACTAACTTGTAAGTAGCTGGCACACGTGGTATAAACACGAAAATCCTCGTCGGGTGTGCACACATGGTTGGTCTTGTCAGGGTAGTGTCCAACGCCGAAATGGTGAAGGAAGAGGAGCGCCAAGAAGCGCTCCAGAGACAGGCCGCCCCGCTTTTGCAGGGACTGGCCGCGCACCTGCGTCGCCTGTGGGAACCTGCGCTGGAAGCCAAGAAGCCCATCGAGGAGCAGATGCTCCGGGCGCTGCGGCAGCGGAACGGCGAGTACGAGGCGTCGAAACTGGCGGAAATACGCAAGCAGGGCGGGTCCGAGGTCTACATGATGATTACGGAGACCAAGTGCCGCGCTGCCGAGAGCTGGATGCGGGACATCCTGCTGGACTCCGGGGAATTGCCACTGGGGGTCGACCCGACACCGATTCCTGATCTGCCACCCGACGTACAGGCCCGCGTCCACGAAGAGTTCGCCAACAAGGTCATCAATACCATCCAGCAATCGGGCATGGCCCCGGACTCCGAGGTGATGGAGGAGTTGAAGGAGCAGGCCGAGGACGACATCAAGTCCGAGCTGATGGAAGAGGCGCAGGAAACCGCCGACCGGATGCTGCGCAAGATCAAGGACCAGTTCGTCGAAGGCGGGTTGATCGAAGGGTTCAGCGAGTTTCTGGCCGACCTGACGACGTACCCGCTGGCGTGGATCAAGGGCCCGGTAGTGCGTCGTCAGCGCAAGCTGACATGGAAACCCGCCGGAAACGGGGCGTTCACCCCGCAGGTGGATGAAGTTTTGGCCCCGACCTACTGTCGAGTCGATCCGTTCAAGATGTACCCGGAGCCGGGGATTACCCGTTTGCCCGAGGGCTATCTGTTCGAGCACCACCGACTGACCCGCAGCGACCTGTCCGACCTGATCGGCGTGCCCGGGTACGATGAAGGCGCGATACGCCAGATTCTCGCCGAGATGCCATACGGCAGCATGGGTAACTGGATGTGGTCGGCGGAAATGACCAAAGCCCCGCTGGAAGGCAAGTACGCAACGTGGATGCGCCCGACCGAGATTGTCGATGCGCTTGAATTCCACGGAAAGATTCCCGGGCGCCTGCTGCGCGAATGGGGCATGACCGAGGAAGAAGTCCCGGATGAGGCCCGTGAGTACGACTGCAACGCGTGGTTGGTCGACCGCTGGGTCATCAAGGCGACGCTGAACTACGATCCGCTCGGGCTGAAGCCGTACTACTGCACGTCGTTCTTCAAGAAACCCGGTTCCCTGTACGGGTCGGCCCTGCCGGACAAGCTGGAAGACATCCAGCAGATGTGCAACGCCGCTGCGCGGGCGCTATCGAACAACATGGGTATCGCCTCCGGGCCGCAGGTGGAAGTCAACATCGACCGTGTGCCTGCCGACGAGCAGATCACCTCGGTGTACCCGTGGAAAATCTGGCAGACGACGAACGACCCGATGGGGTCGGGCCAGCAGGCCATACGGTTCAACCAGCCGGATGACCGCTCGCAGCCGCTGATGATGGTGTACCAGCACTTCACGAAGCTCGCGGACGACCAGTCCGGTATCCCGGCGTACATCTACGGCGACATGCAGGTTGGCGGCGCAGGGCGCACGGCCTCGGGCCTCTCGATGCTCATGGGCTCGGCAGGCAAGGGCATCCGTCAGGTCATCATGTACATCGACGCGGACATTCTCGGCAAGCTCGGCGCGGCCCAGTATAGCTGGAACATGCGGTACATCGACGACCCGTCGATCAAGGGCGATGCGCAGGTGGTGCCGAAGGGCGCTGTCGTTCTGGCCAACCGCGAGCAGCTCAATGTCCGTCGCCTCGAATTCCTGCAGGCCACCGCGAACGAGTTCGACATGGAAATTGTCGGCAAGCCGGGCCGCGCTGCGATCCTGCGCGAAGTCTCGAAGGGGCTCTCCATGCCGCATGATGAAATCGTGCCGAGCAAGGACAAGCTCGAAATGCAGGAAAAGCTCATGGCGGCCCAGCAGCAACAGCAGATGCAGCAGATGGCCCAGACGCCGCAGGCGAACATCCAGTTCCAGCGCGGGGCCAATGGCGAAGTGCAAGGGGCCAACGTGTTCCCCGGCGGGCAGCCGATGGGTGGGCAGGAAGGCAATACCGTGACTAACCGTGCGACCGGGAGAAGCTGATGGGCTTCCGAACTGAAATCCCGGTAGCTGCGCGGCAGGCGTTCCTGACGGGCGGGCACAGCCAGAACGACACCTACTTCATCGCCTTGTACGAAAAGCAGGCGCCGCGAGACAAGTACTCGGCCAACGGCGAGTCGGGGGGTCAGGGGTACACCCCGGGCGGGCAGCTCCTTGACGGGCACGCCTCCGGTATCAAGGACGGTCGCGCATGGTTGAACTGGAGCAAGAGCCCGTCTTGGCCGCGTGCCTCGGTGTCCGCCAGTGAAGCGCTGATCTACAACCAGTCTCGGGGCGGTACCGCCGTAGCAATCCTGAAACTGGATCAGACGTACAAATCGGTCAACGGCGAGTTCGCCCTTGAGTTCCCGGCCAACGGCCTTACTGCTCTGGTGGTGTTATGAACGCAACCCCCACCCGCCGCTCCACGGACAAGCTCCCGGTCGACATCGAGTCGATGATCATGCAGGAGGATGACCCGAAACAACGGGCCTTCCTGATCGTCCTGAACAGCATCAACAACTCGCTTGTCGCCAACACGGAGACGATTCGCGAGGTCTCCGAGAAGCTGGAGACGCACCTTACGCACTTCGAGGAGCACACGCGGAACGAAGAGGCGCTGCTGAACAAGGGGCGCGGCGCGTGGAAAGTGGCCGCGTGGGTGATCGGCGTCGTGCAGGTCATCGGTCTTGGCATCTGGAGTCAGGCACGCGATGAGATCAAGGACATCCACGCTTCTGTTCAGAAGGTGCAGACGCAGCTCATGCAGGTCGAGTCCCGCGTGTTGTTTGTCGAGAAGACGGCGGACAAGAAATGATCTCCCGTTTCGATCAATGCCTGACCCGCGTGCTTGGCCACGAAGGCGGCTACAGCAACCACAAGGCCGACCGTGGCGGCGCGACCAACCAAGGGATCACGCAGGCGGTCTATGACGATTGGCGGATCGGGCGCGGGTTTCCGCGTCAGCCTGTCAGCGGTATCAGCGGCGACGAGGTGCGGGCCATCTACCTTGCCATGTACTGGCTGCTCGGCAAGTGCGATCAGCTTCCTGCGCCGCTCGACTACATACACTTTGACGGGTGCGTGAACCATGGGGTCGGACAAGCAGCACGGTTCCTGCAACGCGCCCTCGGTGTCCCGGACGATGGAGCAATTGGCCCGGTCACTCTGGCGGCAGTGTGTGAGGGAGATCGCGCAGGGCGTACGGACGACATCTGCAGCAACATCCTCGACCAGCGGGAAACCTTCTACATCCGGCTCACCGAAAAAGACGAGAAGCAGAAAGTCTTCCTGAAAGGGTGGATGCACCGGATCACCGATCTTCGCGGAAAGGTACTGGCATGAAATACGACTTCCTGCTCGGGATGATATTGGGCTCCGCGCTGACCGTTGCGTCATATCTGATGTGGTTCCTCTACGAGGTGACGAAATGAATCCGTTGATCCTTGGCAGCATCTTCGAGTTCGGCAAAGCGATTCTGGAACGCTTCGTCCCTGATCCGGAAAAGAAACGCGAAGCGGAAATGGAAATGTTCCGCATGGCTGCTGACGGGGAACTGAAGCAGGTTCTCGCACAGCTTGAAATCAACGCACGAGAGGCGCAGCACCAGAGCATCTTTGTGGCGGGCTGGAGACCATTTTTTGGCTGGTGCGGCGGGGTCGGCTTCGCCTACGCCACGATCATCCAACCGATCATGCTCTGGTACGGGTCGAGCAAAGGCTGGCCCACGCCACCCGAAATCAACAGCGACCTGCTGTGGGTCGTCATTACCGGGATGCTCGGGATTGGCGGCCTCAGGACTTACGAAAAAACCACAGGCGTAACCAAATGATCGCAACCTCGCCAAGCTGGCGCAGATTTTTCTACGGAGGCAACTAAGATGCCCAAATCAACTGATTGCTGCAACCGCATCCTCAACCTGATGTACCGCGCAACTGCGTGGGCGAACGTCGCGGACAACGCGGCTTCGTCGCCACTGACGAACGTCTATGTCGCTCTGCACACGGCGCTTCTCACGGCAGCGACCAACTCGCAGGCCGAGAACGAAGTTGCCTACACCAACTACGCACGGCAAGCGGTGGCACGATCCACCGGGTTCTCGGCGGCATCTGGCGGGTCTCTCAGCAACTCTGCGCTGCTGCAGTTTCCGCAGTCCGGCGCGACAGGCGGGAGTCTGCACACGGTGTCAACCGGCACGACAGTTTCCGGCGCAACACCAGTCTGGCACTACGGTGCGCTCAACTCCCCGATCACCATCGGTGCTTCCGCGTCCATCACGCCGCAGTTCCTCGCTGGTGGGATGGTGCTCACGGAAACCTGATGCGCTGGCTTGATAAATACCCGCCACTTTACAACTGCAGTGAGTGCGGAGCCAAGGTGAAGGTTAGCAAAACCGGAGAGGTAACGAGAACATGCAACCACACGACAGCAACGATCAACGCGCCGAGGCGCACGATTCTGACGGGCGACGGGACGCTGAACGGTGTTCCGTGGAAGCTGCGGATCGACTGGCATATACGCAAGCTGCTCTCAAGTCTGACGGGCCGGTGCGTATAGTGGTAGCGCAACCCGGAAAGCCGTTCAACCTTTCGGCCAACATCGCTGGCAAGGGTGGGGCGGCAGCGTGAGCGGATTCGCCAACGCCGCTGAGTGGGCCGCCTGCATGGATGCGGGGCGTTTCCACGTCACCACTTTCCGAAAGGCAGTGGCGTCGGCGGCTACGTCCGCGAACGATTTCGTGGACTACACCTATTTTGCAGGCAACCCGGTCGCCAACTTCTATGCGTCGTCCCCGCTTGAAGCGGCGCACGTTGAAGCCAATCGCGGGATTCATCTCCGCGATGTCGGGCAGTCGCAGTATCTGAAGGACATCTGCGTGATGAGCGCGGCCTCCGGCGCGACATCAACATCGAACCGGAACCAGCGCCTGCTGCTCTGCGACTACCTGATGTACTACCCGTTCGTTGATACGGACGCTGTGGGGGAGCAGCAGGACATGATCCAGACGGTCACGCTGCCGCGATATGCGGGCGGGAAGATCATGTGCGTGTCGCAGTCTGCCACCTCAACGCTCGGCACCTTTACCCTGACCTACACCAATCAGGACGGCGTGCCGGGGCGGGTGACGCAGGTAACGAACACCAAGGTCGTAAACGGTGGCGGGACGATTGTAACCACCCCGAACAACTCGCTTGCCGGGTCGCTTCCGTTCGTCAATCTGCAGGCGGGGGATACCGCCGCCAAGTCGGTCGAGTCCTGCACTTTTACCGGCGCGGGTGGGGGGCTGATGGCAATCGTGATCGTTGCGCCTATCCAGCACATCAATTCCACGCAGGAATGCCGCCGCACAACGACAGGCAACCTCGAAAGCTACGGCGCAGCAACGCACCTTGAAGCCTTGATAAACATGCCGATCAACGAGATCAAACAGGGCGCAGTGCTTGGAATGGTCGGCCTCGGAAACGCAGGTTCGTTGGCATCTTCAATTCTTACGGGCGTCCTGACGACGCAATGGAGCGCATGACATGGGCTGGACATCTCAGGACGACATGATTAACCAGATGACCAACAACGGTAAAACCGACGGGTTCATCTACCAGAAAAACTTTCCCGCTGCGGGCACTGCCGGACACTGGCAGCACCTTATCAACGCGGCAGGGAGCCCGCCAGCCGCCACCTTCGGCGGCGCGGAACTGACCTTCACGGCGACCGACGGCACATGGTCAGAAGGCGCTGTGCAGCTTGGTGGTGACGTGTCTCCGGCGACGAAGCACATGGTCGCTGGGGGCGGGTCAATCGTTGCGGCAGCAGGCGCTCCGTGGTTCGTGATGCCTATTGATCTGGTCGGCTACGTGAAGCTGACGACGACCAACGTCAGCACGACGGGCACCAAGACCGTGACCATGACGCCGATCAGCAACACCGGGGCGAAGGTTGATCGCTACGCGAACGGTGTCGGTCTGCGCATGTTCGTAGGGGCGTACGCCACGATGGGCGCCAACGCGCCGACGCTGCAGATCACCTACACCAACGACGCGGGAACCGCGAGCCGCGTCACGACGGCGGGGTGCGTCTCGACGGCTTCCGCAGGCTCCGGCACGGTGTTGAACTCCGGCAACGCGGCCAACAAATATGGGCCGTTCTTGCCGCTGCAGGGGAACGATACCGGCGTCAAGGATATTGAGAACCTGATCTGGGGCGGCACTGCGCACGCTTCCGGTTCTGTCGTGATCTGCCTGTGCAAGCCTCTCGCCGCGCTTCCGATCCCTGTCGCAGCAACGGGCCTCTACAACCTGTTCGACTACGCCAACACAATACCGAGCTACCCACGGTTCGTTGATGGGTGCAACCTGCAGTACCTCGTGTTCAACACGGGCGCGACGACTTCGGGGGGCACGTTCTATTCTGCTGGGCAATACGGGTGGGGCGGCTGATGGATAAGCGCATCATTGAGTTGGTCAATGACTTCGCGCAGTGGCGCGGGAACCCCTTCACCCTCGCAGCGCTGGTGGCGGATATCCAGCGTCAGATTTGCGAGGAGGAAGCCGCGCACGTTGAAGAGCCCCCGCCCGAGGAATCATAATGGCGCTTCTCGGCAACGGCAGTCGGCACAGCTCAACCGGTCGGATCACGACGGCGACGACGAACATCGACGGCTTCAACTCGTCGTGCGTTCCTGCGGCGTACAACAGCACAGCGTTCTTCCGCAATAGACTGGTGGGCGAGGCCGGGATTTCGCCTGTCGCGTCCGTGCCTGATGGGTGCCGCCATCCTGTTGCATGGGTAATGCCGCAGAAACCCGGTGGGCTGTCCTCACGAAACAGCGTCATCGGCTCTGGGGCGGCATCTGGCCCTGCGCAATCCGGGTACAACATCGACGCCAATATCACCGGTGACGGCGGCGTAAGCAGCGCACCGCTCGGCCTGATCGTGATGATCGCGGCCACCATCACTGCATCCGGTGGGATCAGCAGCGCGACAACGCAGGCGCTGGCAACCCTCGTCGCATCCATCACCGGCTCCGGCAGCGTTGCTGCAACGGCGCAAGGACTGGCTGACCTCGGCGCAGTGCTGACCGGCGCGGGAAGCGTGACCGCCAACAACTCCGCGCTGATGGACATCACCGCCAACATCGTGAGCTACGGCGACCTCACTCCTGAAGGCATCCGCGACACGGTGTGGAACGCGATTCTGGCGGGGTATCAGGGCGACGGCACCGCTGGCAAGGCGCTCTCTACGGCAGGATCGGGCGGTGTCGATTACGACGCACTGTGGGCCTCCATGCCTGCCGCTACTCGCGAAGCCATTGCAGCCGCCATTCTCGCAGCAGCGGAGGTTGATCCGATTCATGCGAACGTGAAACAGGTCAACGACATTGAGGTAACCGGCACCGGCACGGAACTCGATCCTTGGAATCCCCTCTAGCGAAAGGCCACAATCATGAGCGATCAGAATCTTCCAGCCGGTGCCTACCGGGTAATTGCAAGCCGTAACGACTGGGTTGTCGACGCCGATGGGAACATCATCGGCACCGTTGGTGCCACGGGCGACGTTACATATTTCGCCAAGGTCGAGACCGATCCTAACACCGGGGAGATTGAAATCTCCGCTGGCGAAAAACGTGGTGTTGTCCTTACCCAAGGAGAGCGCGAAGCAATCAAGCGATTGCGCGAATCTCGTATTGGCACTGTATTGTCGAATTGGGTAGGCGCAACGATTGTTGCCAATGGCACTCCTGCAAGCGGTTCGGCAGGGGTTGTTAATACCGATTTGGCACCGACTCCGGATGCTGCTGGATATGGCGTTCGTCTGATCGGTGACGCTTCTATACGCGCCTCTGCTGTGACTACATTCACGGCTCAATCGACAGGTGTAGGATTCACCGGCATTGCGTTTTGGGCGAAAGTAAAAGGTCGCACTTCGCCGGTTCAGATGGCGCAGGTTTACGTCGGCGCGACGGCAGACCCCTACACAGGGAAGTCGATTGCGTTGACAGCGGGTGTTCCTGCCGATGGAAAGTGGCATTTAATCTTCATCCCCAAGGGTGCATTCCAGCTCATTAATTCTTTTGTCCTCGGCACGGATACCATTCAGTCAATCGGCATTCGTGACAGGAATACCGCTGGAATTGGCTATCCCGGAATGCTGACAAACGCCGAAGAATTACAACTCGGCCCTGTGTATATCAACCCGTACAGCAGGCCGAAGTTTTTGATCCGCATGGATGACTCTCGCGCAGACGTGTACGAAACGACACACCCAACATCGTGGACAGCAGATGGTGTTACTCGCACATGGAATCATCTTGACCTGATGACGCAGTACGGATTCGGTGGCAAGGGATCGTGCTTCCATCTGGCTCGAAAGATTGGCCTGACTATTGGCACACAGCGGTTCTTGACGACTGCTCAAATGGCGTCGCTTGCTGATCTTGGCTGGTCGCATTGCACGCAGACATATCAAGACCCGGTTGACGCATCGAATAATGGTGTCTTGCTCATGGGGCCAGTGGGCTATACCGCAAAATCTGTGTCATCGGTAGATACAAGCGCAGATACCATTACCGCGAGTGCTTCGCACAATATTTCAAATGGGGCATCGTACTGGGGTTATCCGGTTGTTTTTGACGGCACCGATCTACCTTCTCCGCTACTGGTTGGCGTGACTTATTGGGCGCGATATTCATCTGCTGCTGCGTTTACTCTGCATCCGACAGAAAACGACAGCGTATTGAATACTAATAAGATCAATCTGACCACAGCCGGAACAGCGGCGAACTTTACGTATCGCTATGCTGGTAGCGCAAATGACACGTCTGCAATTCAAGCTGATCTGACCAACTGTATCAGCGTGCTAGACAGCCTTGGGTACAGCAAAACGTCGCGTATCTGGGCACCGAATCAAGGCGCTTATGATGAAAATTGTCGCGCTGCGGCGATTGGTGCAGGGATTGAAATGGTCTTGGGTATTGGTCGCGTTGGCTCTGCTTACAACATGCCTCTCGTAAGGCACGCGCACATGGAGACAACTGGCAATTCAGGTTCATACTTTAAAGTCTGCGACTCATATTTTACGGTGCCAAATGCTTTACAGACTGATGGTGCGCCAACTGCCGAAGATGCCAAGACCTATGTTGATGCTGTGATTGCTCACGGCGGTATTGGTAGCAATTATCACCATGCGCTTACGGCATCAAATGGGCCGGTCTTGGCAGGGTATCTTGGGCATTTGAGACTTCGCCAGTCAGAGGGTGTATGCGATGTCGTCACGGCAGAGGAATTGCGTGATTACATTGTTGCTGCCAGAAGCATGACTTCCGGTGTTGTTTTCTAACCCCCTCTTGCACAAAGATTAACCATGTCACAGAACTCTTGGGGCCAGTCGTGGGGTAGAGCGTGGGGCCATTCATGGGGCCTCACGTGGGAAGCCAACCAAGATGAGCTTGAGTACGGCAGGGCTACCAACCCGAACCTGAAGCTGATCCGCATTCATGATGTGCGGGTTTCGGGTACGGGCGCTTCCCTGCAGGTCACTGGGGGTTCCGGCGGGGTTACTGCAGGGGTTGAACGTTCCATACCTGTCCGTATCTTCGGCGTCGGGGCGATCCTTTCTGTTTCGGGGGGTTCCGGCGGTGCTGCCGCAGAGACGCACGTTCCCGTCCGCGCACTTGGTACCGGGGCGCAGATACAGCTCGCTACTTCGTACGGAGAAATCGTTACGGGCTTTGGCTGCCCGGGGGCAGGGGCTGTCCTTTCTGCGCAAGGTGGGCAGGGGGGTGCTGCGTCCGGTATCTCTGTTTCAGGCGGTGGTAACGAAATATCCATTTCCACAGGTACACTGGATGATGTGTTTTCAGTGAAGAATCCAACCGACGAAGAATTGGCGGCGATTGCATACCATCTTTACAAAAGAGTTGCGTAGGTGTATATGTTGTTTCCATTCTGGTAGCGTTAAGCAAGCCAGTCGACTAGGAGAGCCACATGCGTTACGAAAACTTTAGCTGCAATCAGCTTACCATCGGCCCCGGCGGCATCCCCGCAGTGGGTGCTGGCCCGTCGTCCCTGATCTCGGCTACGTTGACCCCGGCATCTGTGGGCACTGCTACGGTCGCTGCACAGACCGGCTTTACCGTCCCGGGCGTTGCGGCCAACGATGTGGTTATCTGCGTTCAGAACCCGATTGCCAACGCCACCGCTGTCGTGAAGGTTCAGGCCACTGCGGCCAATACCGTGACGATGACCTTCGTCAACCCGACTGCCGGTGCGCTGACCCCGACCACGGGCACTTACACCTTCTTGGTGCTGAAGACCGCCTGATGAAAAGACCTGACGAGAAGCTGCTGCACAGCTTTAGAACCATCGCCCGCCAGTACCCGGAGTTTGTCGAGTACCTGAGCGAGTGGCGCTTGGAGGAGCTGGAGCAGCTTCCGTATGCGAAAGACAATTTGGGCGTATTGCAGGGCCGCGCCCAGACGCTGAAAGAATTACAGCGGGCACTTCAAGGCACTGTTGAGTAATCCTTAGCATAACGGAGCAAGGAACAAAATGAGTCTACCGGAGCAAATTCAGAAGCAACTTAGCGAAGCTCAGTCCATCATCGAGCAGCATTACGGCCCTGCGGAACAGTCTGCGGAATCCGAAACGCCAACCGATGAGCCACGAGCCGAGGCCACTTCCGAACAAGCAGCCCCCGTTGCAAGCGTGCCGCAGGATACGGCGCAAGCCGCCCAGCAGCGCGAAGATGAAAACAGCGAGACGTACGCGCAGAGATGGAAGTCTCTGCAAGGCATCTACAACGTTACCGTAGCCAAGGCGCAAGGCGCTGAGGCCCGTGTCGCCCAACTCGAACAGCTCATTGCAGCCATGCAGTCGGCCCCTGCGGCAGCGCCGCAGCCTAGCCAGCCCAAGGTTGTCGTGACGCCGGAGGACGAGGAGACATTCGGTGGCGATCTTGTAGGCATGGTCAATCGTGTTGCAGGCGGTGCCGTAGAGGCCGCCATGTCCCCGGTGATGCGCACTTTGCAGGCACTGGAGCGGCAGGTGGCTTCCCTGAACGGCGTTGTTCCTGTGGTGCAGAACGTGGCCCAGCAGCAGCGGTACACCCGTGAAGAACGGTTTTTTGCGGACCTCTCCAAGCATGTTCCCGACTGGGAGCGCATCAATGCGAATGGCGATTTCCACAACTGGCTGCTCTCTGCGGACCCGATGACGGGCATCGTTCGACAGACCTACCTTGCAGACGCACAAGCTACCTTTGACGTGGCACGTACCGTGTCCATCTTCAACGCTTGGAAAGGCGCAACTGGTGCAGCCGCACAACCGCAGCAGCCGACCGTGACCAAAGCTGTCAGCGAACTGGAAAGACAGGTAGCACCGGGCCGTACCATGGCCGCGCCTGTACCTACCACGAGCCAAGGCAAACTTTGGAGCCCGCAGGACATTGCCAAATTCTACGACGACGTTCGTGTTGGCAAGTTCAAGGGTCGCGATTCGGAGAGGACTGCGCTTGAGCGGGATATTTTTGATGCGCAGCGCGAAGGGCGGATCGTCCGTAACGCCGCGTAATTTCCTAACACGTAAGGAGAATCAACATGCCGTTTCCCGTCGCGCCCGGTGGCGCTAATTACACCGGCAATTTCATCCCTAGCCTCTAAGCTCATTTTGGGGATGTAAAACCTTCTCTGATTACTTGGAACACGTCATTGACGCAACCAGAGGGAACCTGTTAGTATGGAAGCACTTTATACCTTTAGCGAGGAATGAAATGTCTCCAGAATATTTAGCAGGGTTTTTTGACGGAGAAGGCTGTATCGACACGCAGCGTATGTACCCTAGCGAAGCAAAAGCGCGTTTCTACGTGCGTCCTAGGGTTCGTATATCGCAGGCGGTGAGTGGGCGGTGCGTTATCGACCTACTTACGAGTCAGTTTGGTGGTTACGTAGCTTTTAGGAAAGCCCAGAACAGTAAGCAGCAGGACTCTGTGTCGTGGGAATTCTTAGATAAGCGAGGAATCGTAAAACTGCTCAGGGCGGTAGAGCCTTTCTTGGTCGTGAAGAAGGAGCAAGCGCGTTTGGTTTTGTGGTGGATTGAAAACATGTCTGGCAGGCACGGAAAGAACGGCCCCAACGACCCACTCGAAGCTGCACGCAAGCTCTTTAGTCAGGAACTCAAGCTGATGAAACAGGACCCGCAGAGACTAAGTGAGAAGGCGGTGCAGGGTATTCTTGCACTGATGCGATAGTCCGAACTGTATGGCGACATACAGACCCTAGGGGAAACTGCTAGGGCGCTTGGGAAACCAAGTTAAATACCCGATGCCGGTGGGTATAGTAACAGCGAGGAAATTTGGTCGGCTAAACTGATCGAGAATTTTTACGATTCTACGGTCCTTTCTGCAATCAGCAACACGGATTACGAAGGTGAAATTAAGAGTCACGGAGATAAGGTCAATATCCGCACTACGCCGGAGCTGACCATCCGTCAGTACCAGAAGGGCATGACCCTTCAGGTCGAGCGTCCGGACAAGCCGAAGATCACGCTCAACATCGACCAAGGCGAGTACTTCGCTGCCGTCGAAGACGACGTGGACAAGGTTCAGTCGGACATCAACCTGATGGACGCATGGTCCAAGGACGCCTCGGAAAAGATGAAGATTCGTATCGACCAGAACGTCCTCACGGGCATTCTGCCGGACATCTCTCCGCTGAACCTTGGCGCTACCGCAGGTCGTATCTCGGGCAACATCAACCTTGGCGTGGCCGGCACCCCGGTGCAGGTTACCAAGACCAACGTGCTCGACTACATCGTTGACCTCGGCACCGTGCTGGATGAGTCCAACGCTCCGGAAAGTGGTCGTTTCCTCGTCATTCCGGCGTGGGTTGCGGGCCTCATCAAGAAGTCGGACCTGAAGGACGCCAGCCTGACCGGCGACTCGCAGACCCCGCTTCGCAATGGCCGTCTGGGCATGATCGACCGCTTCACCCTGTACTCGTCGCACAACCTGAACCGCGTGACCGATGGCTCGTACACTGCTTTCTCGTGTATCGCTGGCCACAAGATGGGCCTCACCTTCGCTTCCCAGATGACCAACATGGAAAGTCTGAAGGCCGAGTCCACCTTTGGCTCGATCATTCGCGGCCTGCAGGTGTACGGTTATCGTGTGGTAAAGCCGGAAGCTCTGGCTCGTCTGTACTGCCGCGCCTAATCTGCTAACAAGTAAGGAGAAAGAAACATGGCAACTTTTACCACTGCGCAGATGTTGGCTGCGGGCCAGAACCCGATGTCGACGGACGCTGCTTCGTTCCCCGGTCCGGTGGTGTTCGAGTACCTGCTCGACGCTTCCAAGAAGGCCATCGCTGCTGCTGACTTCGTCACGATGTTCGACATCCCGGTGTATACCGGTCTCATCATTTCCGGTGCTACTCTGGAAGTCCTTCGTGCCGGTGCGGCAACTTCGACCATCGACCTCGGTATCGCTACGACCGATATTACCGGCCTGACGGCGTTTGACGCTGCCACCGTCGGCAAGTCGACCAAGCTCGCCACTGCGGCGAACACCGTGGTTACCACGGGCACGGCTTCGTCGCTGACCCTGCAGGTCAATACTGCGGGCCTCAGCACGGGTCTGTTCCGTATCCGTGTCTACGGTACGTTGCTCTCGGCCTAATCGCTGATGGCGTGAAGTATGGAGAGGGGGTTTCGGCCCCCTCTTTTTTATGGTATAAGCTGCTAACTCGTAAGGAGATGACATGGCTGATCGCTACCTCAAGCATATCCCGACCGGCAACGTCTTTATTTACCAAGGTGCCTTTGCAACCCGCGACGATTTCGAGGAGTGCGCTGACGCGCAAGGTACTCCGATGAACGTGTTCGAGGGGGAGTACAAAGTTGTCGAAGAATCTCCCAAGCCGCGCAAAGGTCGGAAGCCCAAGGTTGAAGACGAAGATGCCCTTGACGCCGCGCTGAACGCTGACGCTTCCCGGGGCCTGTAATGAGCTTCACGCCGACAGATGTAATTGCTGAAGTCCGCCGGTCGGTTCAGGACACCAAGGTGCCCTACCGGTACGATCAGGCGTTCATGCTGTCGGCGGTCAACCAGTGTCTGCGGCGGATCGCTCTGATTCGTCCGGACTTGTTCAACGTAATCGAGACGTTTGCCTGTACCCTCGGCACCTTGCAGACCGCGCCTGCGGACGCGATACGTATCACCGAAGTGTTTCGTGTAGCTGACGGCGCGGCGATTGCCGAGGTGAACCGGGACACCCTCGATCTGGCGCTCGCCTCGTGGCCTGTGGGCGCTACCGGCCCCGCTACCGACTGGATGCGCCACGTGCGCAACCCGAGCGCGTTCTTCGTGTTCCCGCCGTCTGCAGCCGACCAGCAGTTGATGATCGAATACGCCCGGGCCCCCGCAACACTGGCTACTACGGACGCGGTACCCCTCAACGACGCGTACTTTCCTGCCTTGGTCGACTGCGTTGTGTGGTGGGTTGAATCGCAGGACAGCGAGAGCGTGTCCAACCAGCGGGCACAGATGTTCCAGCAATCGTGGACCTCGATGCTCAACACCACGGTCCAGACCAAACCCATGACGGACACGGAGTCCGGTGGGCAACCTCCTAATACGGTGATCTGATGGCCCTCGTTGCGTTCAGCACCCTCAACGGTGATATCGCCCCGCACGTTCCGGGGTGCCCGTCTGCGGTCGTTACGCAGTACATACGGCGGGTCGTTACCGACCTGTGCGAACGGGCGAAGGTGTGGCGGGTACAACTTACTCCGCAGCTTCTTGTTGCCGGTGACTATGACTACGCATTCGTCAGTCCGGTCGCGGAAACCGAGGTGTCGTCCATCCTGTCCGCCAAGGTAGCCACCGCTGAAGGCGCTACGAGTCTGGTCGAGGTAACCGGGGAACAGGTTCTGCAGATGTACCCCCTGTGGCCGGATACAGCCTCGCCCGGGTACCCGTTGTACGTGTCTCGCGTCAATACTGAGACCTATCAAGTCGTCCCCGTTCCGGACGCACTGGACACCTACACGGTGAGTATTTTTGCTGCGGTGCGCCCTACATTGGCAGCAACCGAAGTGGAAGAGACGATCCTGAGCGAGTACCGGCGGGTGATCTTCCACGGGGTTGTCCACGAGCTGATGACCCTGCCCGGCAAAAGCTGGTCGAACGAGAAGCTCGCGTTGTACCACGGCAAGCAATGGGAGTACTTCCTGTATTCAGCGAGGGCGAAGGCCAACAAGGGGTTTGGCCGTTCCGACATTCAAGTGACCCCGGTTAGCTGGTGAGGCCCGCATGGCACAGATTCTGATTACGAACTTCGGCGACTCGACACTGGCGTCGAGCATTCTCCCGAGCGACACGACCATCTTGTTGGAGACGGGCACCGGGGCCCTGTTCCCTACGCTCTCTGGTGGAGATTGGTTCCGTGGAGTACTTGAGGATGTCAACGCCAATAAGGAGTGCGTCAAGGTCACGGCGCGTTCTGGGGACACCCTGACAGTTACGCGTGCGCAGGAGGGCACGACGGCCCTTAGTTTCTCTGTAGGCTCCGCGTTCTCTCTGCGGCTTACGGCGGCGTCGTTCGACGAGGTAGTCCAGTCCCTGTCTGCGGTATACGGCGTCCCGTCACAGACGGGCAACAGCGGCAAGGCTCTTTTCACGAACGGTACCAGTACCGAGTGGCGTGCGGTTCCAACCCCGCCGATTGTCATCCACCAGCAATTCAAGGGGCTCTAAATGGCTACCACACCGAACTCCATCATTACGGCCCAGACGCCGTACGCAGTCAACGTCTCTCTCGCAGCGGTAACGGCTTGTACTACTCGGGCGCCTACGGCTACGGCTTCGCTCGCGGGGGCCAACATCATCGCCTTCGTGCCGGTGAGTACCAACGGGCGCCGTATCGACAGCGTTTCTCTCAAGGCATGCTCGTCGAGCTTCACAGCACCGACTGTGGCGCAGACGGTAACGATCTGGCTGCATGACGGCACCCACGCGTACCCGATCAAGGAAATCGTTACCACGGTCGTTACCCCGTCGACTACGGCTGCTTCGTACGAATCAGGTCCGGTCGCTCTCGGTATCACCCTGCCTGCGGCGCACTCCCTGTACATCAGCACCTCGGTGACGACCACCGCGTCTACCACTGCCCTCTGCGCAACTGCTGTCGGAGCCGACCTGTAATGGAACCGTTCGCCCTTTTCGATAAGACTCAGGAGTATGACGAGGCACAGTCGATCAACGTGAAACAGCTCACGGGGGCTGGCACCATCGTCTGGGACTTGAAGACCCAGCAGAACGCAGAACTCCTCCTCACCAGTACCGTCACCATGGGCGCTCCGCTCAACTGGAAAAAAGGCCGTCTGGTCATGCTTGAGATCATTCAGCAAGGTGCGGGCGGCTACGGGGTTAGCTGGAACGCCGCGTTCAAGAACGTCAGCGCGGTCAACCTGAATACTGCTGTAGGCAGCAGCAACGTCATGGTGTTCAAGTGCATCGACAACGGCGGCGTTATGCTGATCTCGAACCAAGTCTGCGTGAGGTCGTAATGCTCCCGTTCAACATGGGTGTTGGTGGAGGAGGTGTAGATACCGGCGACATCCCGGCGTCGCTGCGGCTGCGGTCGAGCGCTAGTGCGTATGCGAGCAGGACGCCGGGGAGCGCTGGTGACAGACAGAAATTCACTATTAGCGCATGGGTAAAACGAGGCGCCACTGGTGGGAATAGCGGCATATTTAGCGCAGTTTCCGGGCTGGTAACCCACGATCTAGCGTTTGAAGGTAACGGTGGCGCCGCTGGCGATACCCTCCGTTTTGCGTACTACGATGGTGGTGCGTTGAACGGCAACCTAGTCAGCACTGCCGTATATCGTGACCCGTCAGCTTGGTATCACGTTGTTGCAGTGTGGGATTCGGCGAACGCCACATCCTCGTTGCGAATGCGTCTCTACATAAACGGTGTCGAAATAACGTCCTTTGGGACGTCAAGCTATCCAACCGGGAGTCCGTCTTCGGTAATCAATAACACCGCAGCGCACAACATAGGGCGATACAGTAACAGCGCGAGGTACCTCGACGGCTACCTCTCCCGCGTCTGCTTCGTAGATGGTCAAGCCCTCACGCCTTCCTCCTTCGGCTACCTCAACACCGAGATCAACGAGTGGGTAACGAAGACCGCTTCGCAGGTCAAGGCTGTCGTCGATGCCGGTGGCACGAACAGCTTCATGCTCGACTTTGACGATGCTACGTCACTGACCACGCTTGGCTACGACAAGAGTTCCAAAGGCAACAACTGGACGTGCAACAACATCAGCCTGACGGCGGGAACCACGTACGACCACATGCTGGATGTGCCGGGGAATTCGTTTGCGACGTTGAATCCAATTGACCTGTCGGGAGCATTCACGCTGTCTGCAGGGAACTTGCACTCGGCAATGGCATCTGCCGCGAACGGCAATACCAGACTTACTTTACCGTGCAAGTCGACAACATACGTCGAGTACATCAACAACGGGGCAACGGCAAGCCACACGGCATTCGGCATTGGAATTGCGCCGACCAGCCTCCCTATTGCATCGTGTAGTGGAGCTGGTGGTCAGGCCGGTGTATATGGCTTCTACGCCAGCAACGTGTCTTGGTTGGCTAATGGCGCAGGATCGAACATCGGCAGCGGGGGAGCTGTGGCAGCAGGAACCATCATGCAGATTGCTTACGACCCTGTTGCTCAGAAGATGTGGGTCGGGAAAAACAATGTGTGGTACGACAGTTCGTTCGGGACGACGGGAGACCCTTCTACCGGAGCGAACCCCACATTCTCCGGTCTGTCTGGTGAATTTGCGATCTACATCAACAACTTCGCCAACAACGGCGACGTGATGACTGGCCAAGCCCCGCTCCACGCCTCCGCAAC